CATGGAAGAACTAAAGCCAGAGACTATTAAAATAGTCACACCAAATCCTACTAACTTTAGGTATTCATATCTTGTAACCCCTGACGAGTACAAGGGTGTCAAGAAGTATAAAGCAGAGTGTCTTATCAAGAAAGGCATAATGATGAAAGATGAAATGGGTAGAGAAGTTGATGCAGTAGAACATATCTACTCACAGCTAGAAGACTTACTTGAAAGATGGAAAGTTTCATTAAAGGAATACTATCCAGATAGAAAGTTTACCCTTACCAAGAATAAGTTTGGCGAACCTGCACTACCTTATTACTTAGAAGATGAATACCTAGTCATCAAAACAAGTAAGAAAGCTGGTGGAGTAAAACAGAATGGTGATGTATGGACTAATCCACCTGTTACTTTCTGGGCTAACGAAGACCCTTTACGTCTAATGACAGACGAAGAAAAGAAAGAGTATGAAAAAATTAGTCCTATGACAGAAGGGCAAATGTCTATGAAATGTAGTGGCTATGACGCAGGTGCTAATGGTGTTGGTATCAGATGCCAACCTTTACAAGTCATAGTTAGAAATCATGTTGAGTGGACAGGTAGCCCAGACTTTGAAGCAGCACCAAGTAGTTATGAAGAAAAAAGTACTGCGTCAACAGCAGCCGACTTCTAAATACAAGAGTAAATTTGAAAGTCAATTTGCTGACAACTTAACGAAAAAGAAAATTATCTTTACCTATGAAACTATCAGCATTGACTATGAAATCACTTGCACCTATCGCCCTGACTTTATCCTCAACAATTTTATTGTGGAAACAAAGGGCTACTTCTCAAAAGAAGATAGACGCAAGCATCTTGCAATTAAGGAGAAACGACCCGACCTAGATATAAGGTTCTGTTTTCAAAATAGCAGAACCAAACTATCTAAAGCCAAGAACTCTATCTCTTATGCCAAATGGTGTGAGAGACATGGGTTCCAATACTGCGACAAATTTATTCCTGATGATTGGTATGAAAAGCCAATACAAAAACAAAATAGTTTGCCCTGAGTGCGGTAAAAAAAACTGTGCTGTCTTTGATGATGGACACCACCATTGTTTCACTATGGACTGTGGCTACACCTACTACCCAAACAAAAAAGAAAAGAAAGTGACCACTAAGATTATTCCTATATACAAAGCAAACCCAAAGCTATTGAAGGTAACACCGATTGCTTTACTTAAACGTGGAATCACTAAGGAGACTTCAGAACTATTTGGTTATGGTATGTCTGAATACAGAGGGCAGCCAGTACAGGTAGCTACATACAAAGATCAGAAAGGTAATGATGTTGCACAGCACATACGCTTTCAAGATAAGAAGTTTATATGGATAGGAGATATGTCAAAGGTACAGTTATGGGGTCAGCATCTATGGAGACAGCATGGAGGTAATGGTTCTGTCTTCTTGACTGTATGTGAGGGAGAGATAGATTGCATGAGTGCTAGTCAGATACAAGGTAACAAGTTTCCTTGTGTGTCTATACCATCAGGAGTACAATCAGCAGCCAAGTACCTAGCAGCAAACTACAAATGGCTTGATAGTTTTTGTCGTATTGTTATCTGCTTTGACAATGATGAAGCAGGTAACAAAGCAGCAGAGAAATGTATGGAGGTATTGCCAAGAGGTAAGGTAGCTATAGCAAGACTAGATCGCAATGATATAAACGATCATCTTGTATTAGAAGAAGGTGAGCTTGTTAAAGATAGGTTATGGAAAGCTAGACCTGTAAGACCTGACTCTCTTATTAATGCAGCAGACGCTTGGGATTTGTTTACTAAAGAAACAAATAAACCTGTATCAGACTTTCCATTTCCAAAGTTGAACGAATACACAAAGGGTTTGTTTCCTAGTCAAATCTTTACAGTAGCTAGTGCTAGTGGTGCTGGTAAGTCCACGATATGCAGGGAACTATGCCACCACTTCTTAAAAAGAAACCTTAAGGTTGGTTACATTGGGTTAGAAGAATCAGTACAAAGAACTCTTCAAGGTCTTGTAGGTATTGACTTGAACATTCCTTTGCACTTAAATGAAGATGGCATAACTAAAGATGATCTGCGGATTGCGTTTGATAACCTCACATCAACACGCAATCTTTTTTTATACAACCATTTCGGAAGTCTTGAACCTGATGTATTACTAGAACAGATAAGATATTTAGCTACTGTTGATGGAGTAAAGGTAGTCATATTAGATCACATAAGCATAGTCTTGTCTGGCCTTGAACTAGATAATGAACGCAAAGCAATAGATATAATAATGACCAAGCTTAGAAGTTTAAGTGAAGCAACTGGCATAGCTATTGTATTGGTCAGCCATCTACGCAGACCACAAGGACAATCCCATGAGTCTGGCAGGGAGGTAGATACATCAGACTTGAGAGGTAGCCATAGTCTCCTTCAACTGTCTGATGTTGTACTGTCAGCTTCTAGAAATCAAACAGGAGATGCTAGTGAAAGGCAAAGACTACAGCTAAAAGTACTGAAGTCTAGACATACTGGCATGACAGGAGAAGTAGATAAATTATTGTACGACCAGAAGACAGGTCGGCTTGTTGTATATGAGGATTTTATTTAGCTATGACTTTACTTATTGATGCTGATTGGTTGATCTACAATTCTTGCTGTGCCTGTGAACAAGACACAAGATGGAATGATTGGGAGCATACTCTTCACTCTGATGAAAGAGACATACTCAATCTGATAGATAACAGACTAGATGTTTATAGAAGTATTGCTGACAGCAAGCACGACATAGTTATGTGCTTTACTTCTTACCCTACATTTCGACATGAGATATTCCCTGAGTACAAGATCAACAGGATAGGTAAACGTAAACCACTTGCACTTAAGAGTGTTATCAAAGAAGTAAAAGAAAGATATGAAACTGTAGCCTATGAAAACTTAGAAGGAGATGACGTACTAGGTTTGCTTGCTACCAATGGCAGATACAAAGACCCGATAATAGTTTCAGTAGATAAAGATATGAGAACACTACCATGCAAACTTATAGCTGATGATTCGATTGAACATATAACAAACAAGAAAGCAGATAGGCATTGGTTTGAGATGTCACTAGCTGGTGATGCTGGTGACGGAATACTAGGTATCAAAGGTATGGGTATGGTTACTGCTTCAAAGACTTTAGCCAATACACCTGATACTAAAGAAGCACTATGGTCTAAGGTACAGGAGACATATACTAAGAAAGGTTATACGATTGCTGATGCTATCTTGAACGCAAGACTCACAAGGATACTTAGAGAAGGAGATTATGATTACAATACAGGTGAAGTAAAACTTTGGAACCCATAAAGAAAACCCCAAGAGGAACCACACCCTTGAGGTTTTCTTAGCGTTGCAACAAGGTAACCACTCCTTGCTATCTACAGACTAACATATAATATAGATATAGCTCTTTAATTTTTGTGTCTTTACCTGTAATTACTGACGAACTTATACAAGCTTTAGATGCTGTGTTTCCTAACAGACACCCAGACCTATCGCTATCAGATCGAGAAGTGTGGTATCGTGCAGGGCAGAGGTCTGTTGTTGACTATCTAATCGAACAACAACTAAGACAAAAAGAAACAATGTTAACTAACAGAGTATTGGAGAACTAACTATGTGTTTTGGTGGTGGTGGTGGCAGAATGTCTACACCTAAACGTGAGTTTCAAAACCGACCTGTTACTGTAACTGGTGAACAGACAGGAGTTGATAACCCTAAAGATACAGCTAAAGCAACAGAAGAACTAAAAATAAAAAGACAAAGAGAAGAAGGAACTTATGTAGACCCTAACCTTACAACTGCTGAAAAACTTACAACAAAAAGTGGTGGTAAAAATCTTACAAAACAACAACAACGAAACAGAGATGCAGCCAGAGATAGGGCAAAAACTTTGGCACGTGCTAGATTAAAAAGTAAATTTAAATCTAGTCCTACAGGTCGTAAGACAGGAGTTGCTTGATTATGTGTTTCGGAAGATCAAAGCCACCAAAACTACCAGATCCAGAACCAGTTGATTCAGCTATTGAAGAAACTGCTGATAAGGTTGTAGTGGGTGACAAAAGAAAAACACCTTCAAAGAGAAGAAAACAAATGGCTAGTCCTGTAACAAGAAGAAGGTTTGGTACACGATCTTTACAGATACCTTTACTTACTGGTACAACAGCATCAGGTAATTTGAATTACACAAATTAAATGGAATACTCCGCACAAGGTACAACCGCAGCAGGTAGGTATGAAGCACTTGTTAGTAGTCGGTCTGTCTATGACAGAGAAGCAAAAGAATCTTCAAAGCTAACCATACCTAGTTTGATACCAGAACAAACATCAGGTACTAGAGCTAGAATCAAAACACCTTTTCAAGCAACAGGTAGTAGAGGAGTTAACAGCTTATCAAACAAACTGTTGATGACTTTGTTACCTCCAAGCACAGCATTTTTTAAATTAGAAATAGATGATCTTGAAATAAAAAGACAAGGACAAGAAGCACTACAAAGTGAAATAGATAAAGGATTACGCACAATAGAAAATGCTTTGATGAATCAGATAGAAATATCTAACGATAGAGTTGCTATGTTTGAAGCACTCAAGCATCTTGTAGTATCAGGTAATGTTTTGTTATATCTAACAGATAAAGGATTGAAAGTATATCCACTATCTAAGTTTGTTTGTAAGCGTGATGAAGTTGGTAATGTTTTAGAAATACTTATAAAAGAAACAGTTAGCCCACAAGCTTTACCTCTTGAGTTCTTAGAACAGATTAAGAAGAAAGAAAAC